ATGATGCTAACAATGAATTAGTAAAAACATTTTGTGCAACTGATACTTGATCTAATTGAAATCTAAGTTGTGTTGATTTAGCTTGTAAATCTTGTATTTGATTTTTTAAATATTTTTGTTTATCATCTAAATCTTGCAAATTGTATGAATTACCATCCAAAGTAAATATGTTTTCTTCACTCATTAAGCTGTGTATCCTTTACCTGCTGTAATTGCTGAATCCACTGCTGTCATGCTTTCACTTGTCCAGTAGTCTTTAGCTTTCATTATTTCTAAATGTACTACATTCCTATCCACACAATCTTGTTTTTCTTCAGCTTTATAATCAACCATTGATGTACCACCAATAACTGCATTTATTAATTCAACACTATGACCCATAGCTGTGTAATGTTGTGCTATTTCTTCTGCTGTTGGTTGTATTATTTCATCTGACATTTTATTCTCCTTTTAAAGTTGCTATTTCAGTTTGTAATGCTGTTACTTGTGCAGATAATTCTTGTACTGCTTTTATTAATGGGTGTATAAACATCTCTTGAGATATGGCTTGTATACCACTATCCTCTAATTCATTATGCCCACCAAAATTAGTTATATTATGATTATCTAATGCCTGTTTTACTTCTTGGGCAATTAGACCATACATCTTATCTGTGTAGTCTGCTGTTGTTTTATTAGCATCATAATCTGGTAAACTTGAATCTATTTCTGACTTAGCTTTCCATTTAAAAGTAACTGGTCTTAAATCATTTATAAAATGTAAACCACAATCTGTATTATCAGTTATTTCTTTTTTATATCTTTCATCTGATACTCTTGTCCAAGAGGCATTTGATGTAAATGTATTATGTACTCTATCATTTCCAGTACCCTTTCCAAATGTAAAGGTGTTATCTCCTATAGCACCAACAGAATGACCAATGACTAATCTTTGCGATCCATTTCCATTATTAATGCCATTTCCAATAAGTACATTACTTGTTCCTGTTGTAAGTGGCGTTCCTGCTGTTCCACATTCTCTACCTATACAAATATTTCCAGCACCTGTTTGGTTTAAAGCAGCTGAATAAGAACCAATAAATGTATTTTGTCCAGCAGTTGTATTTGCTGCACCAGCTCTTTCACCAAGAAAAGTATTTGAACCACCAGTAGTATTTGCAAGCCCAGAAGTGTTTCCTACAAACGTATTTTCATTTCCAGTTGTATTAGCAAAACCTGCTTGTTGTCCTATTCCCACGTTGCCAGATGCAGTAGTATTTTTTTGAAGTGCATCTTTACCTACACCAACATTATTTGATCCTGTAGTATTATAAAAAAGTGTTTGATGACCAACTGCAGCATTTCCAGCACCAGTAGAGTTAGTATAAAATGAATAAGCACCCAAAGCAGAATTGTTTCCCCCAGTAGTTGTGCTATAAGATGATGCAAAACCCATTGCTGTATTGTTATCCACTGTGGTGAGTGAATATAATGCTTGTACACCTACCGCTGTGGTACTTGAAGCAGTAGTAGCTGTATTCATTGCTTGAGTTCCAACTGCCACACCATTATTTGCTGTCGTGCTTGCTCCTAAAGCAGCTTGACCAATTGCTGTTAAATTAGATCCTGTTGTATTTGCATCTAGTGCTTGTCCTCCAACTCCTGTATTGTTAGATCCTGTGGTATTTGCTAATAATGTTTCACGACCGATTGCAACATTGTTAGCACCACCAATATTTGTTTGCATCGCTTGCATACCAATTGCAACATTACTATCTCCAGTATTACTTAGAAGTGATTGCCAACCAACTGCTGTATTACCCGCACCAGTAACAGTTGTAAATAGAGATTTAAAACCAACTGCCGTATTATAAAGTGCGGTGGTGTTTGAACTTAATGCCTGACACCCAACTGCCGTGCTATCACTTGCTGTAGTATTTGCATCACCAGATGCAGAACCTATGAAAGTATTATTAGCACCTGTCGTTATTGCTTCACCAGACGCGTATCCAACCAAAGTATTGTTTGCTCCTGATGACATAGCAATTCCAGAAGTTCTTCCCACCGCTGTATTGTAACTACCACTTAATGAACCACCACCTAAAGCACTTTTACCAACTGCTGTTGTATAGCTTGGATTTGTAGCAGTTTCTCCTGCTGAAGCTCCAATAAACGTATTTTCAAGTCCAGTAGTAATTGCAGTTCCTGAATTATAACCAACTGCTGTATTTTGTGCATTTGCTCCTGCATCTTGAGTTTTTAATGACTGATAACCAATAGCAGTGTTTCTACTATGTGCATCTTCTGTGCTAAGAGCCAAATGACCGACTGCTACGTTAAAAGTTCCTGTAGTCAGAGCATCACCTGCACCATGTCCAATAGCTATATTGCTATCGCCTGTAGTGATTGCTGTACCTGCTTCGTCTCCTATTACAATATTATAATTACCACCACTTTGTATGGCATCACCAGCATTAGCACCTATTCTTACGTTAGATGTTCCTGCAGTGGCAGTAATTAAATCTGCCCCAGCTTCTATTGTGGTATCACCTGATATTGTTAATGTTCCATTTAAATCAACTGCAGTAGCAGTTAGATCAATCTCATCAGTCGCACCTAAACTCAATACAGTGGCACTTGATCCTTGTATAAATTGACTAGCATCATTAAACATTAGTTTGTTTGTGCTATTTAAAGTCAAACCTGTATCATTAGTATGTGTAATAGTGGCATCACTACCAGCACCAAAAACAAGAACAGCACTATCTGATAATAACTTTAGGTCATTACCAATTATTGCATCTTTTACCACACTTAATCCACCATCTGTTTGAAGTGATCCATCTGTTGTACTTGTGGCATCTGTTGCATCATCTATTATAACTCTGCCACCTATTGTAGCATCATCTGTGACTGTAAGATCATCTTCAACTTTTAGATCAACAACATTTAAAGAAGCAAAGGCATCAACAACTGCTGCACCACTTCCAGCACCATCAAGATAAACTGCTTTTGTATCTCCGGGAGGAATAGTTATATTTGCTCCAGACCCTTGACTTATTATTATGTTTTGTGATCCACTTGTGCCATTTTCTATAAATTGCAGTCGTCTAATATCATTAGGTGCTATTGTAATTGTACAAGCACTATCTAGAGTTCCAGTGTATTTAAGATACATGGCTCTCGCACCATCATTGCCACTACTACCATCACTAGCTCCATCTGCTATTGTACTTGTATGAGTATCAGCATTTGTCGTTATGGCTTCTGTGCCAAATCCAAGTGCTTCACCAATCAATTCTAGGTTGGTATTTGTTATTGTTCCCCATGTACCACTGGCATCCCCAGTAGCCATTTCATTTAATCTAAGATTATTTACATAAGATGAAGCCATATTAATCTATCCTTATTATTCCTGAGGTTCCTGCTGCTGGTAAAACTATCTGAAATGTACCACCTGCAACTGTAAAGTCTCCTCCAAATGCTAAAACTGCTATTGCTTTATCACCATTTGTATCATTGTATATTAAAGCACCATTAGCAGTAAAACTTGCAGAAGTCCATGTAGGATCAGCAAAATCAAAGCAAACAGATGTGCCATGAGTTGTTATTGCTTTACTTCCTAGTGTTTCACCACCAGCTGTATATCCAGTTCCACTTATTTCATTTGATGTTGAGTAAGCAGTTGTACCAGCACCTAAACTAGCTGAACTTGTAAACAATGCTATTTTAATTGTATCTGCTATTAAGTCATGTTGTTCATCTAATATTTCAGCTTTAAAAGATGTACACATTGCTTGTGATATTGACATTTATTTTCTCCTTATATTCCTGCGTTATACTCTGCTGTGTAATTTCTTCCCATCTCCTGTTGAAACAATGCTATAGCTTCATCAAACTGTGCTTTGTATAATGATACAGTTTCTGGAGCCTTTAGGAAAGAAGAAGTTTCATAAAGTGATGCTGCAAGCAAAACATTTTCAGCATTATCACCTATCCATGAATTGGCATTTGTAGTTGAAAGACCTGTTTCTGGTGCAGAAAAATCAACCTGAAATGCTAAAGTAGCACTTGGTGTTGGTGCTAAAGTTATAACAATTCCACTCGTTGTGGCATTTTTTGTGCTATACATTTCTGGTGTAGATGTTGTGCTTGAATTAGGATGATAGTCCCTTAGATAACTATCAACTCTATGATCTAAAAAAGATACATTACTACTACTATCAGTTACAGAAACTTGTCTTATCATCCTTGCATTTGCAACAGTATAATCAAATGTACCTACAACTAAAGTGCCTGTTGTTATTTGTCTAAAGCAAGGTAAACTTGGCAATCTTTGAAATATCATACTTTCAGCTTGTATAATAATATTAGGTATAGAATTAGATAGCTCTGTACTATCATCTTCCATAAAGTTTTGTATCTGTGAAACTAAGCTAGTGTAATTCATTTATTGACCCCATGTACTTTCACCCCAGTCACCACCACTCCAACCTAATTCAGCTATAGTAATGCTAACTGATCCTATTGCACCTGTACCAGCCAAACCAGTTTCTGTAAGAGATACTTTAGGTACTTCTGTGCCAATAGCTCCAGTTCCAGCTAAACCTGTTTCAGATATTGTTAGTTTAATTGATGCTCCATCAGTAACACCAAATCCACCTATTGCACCAGTACCACTTACACCAGTTACATTTTGTATGCCTGTAGGCACTGCTGTGCCTATTGCACCAGTTCCAGCAACACCAGTTTCTATTAAAATTGATTTAAAATTAAGAGTTCCTAATGCTCCTGTGGCATTAACACCTGTTACATCTTGGGAATGATCTAATCTAATTGTAAATGTGCCTATAGCACCTAAACCTTTTATACCAATTCCTTTTTGTGCATTTTCAATTTTACTTGCAAAAATATCAGTATTAAATCCTACAAAAAAACTAATATTCTCAGGATCATTATCTGGTCTTGGTTGGAATAATGCAGTAGCATCAATTACATTTTTGGCTGGTGTTAGTTGTGGGTGTTTAGGATCAAACTCACTAGGTTCAACTCTAAGGTTATCATAGGTGGTTTTTAATTCAGTATAGTTGACCTTAAAGCCACTTATGTCGCTTATTGCTTTTGATTTTCTACCAGTTGCAAATTTTGCCATTATGTTAAGTTCAATGCTGTTGGTTGTATTTTAAGGCTTACACCATCATTATCACTTGATGCTGCAAAACTAAATGATCTCTCATACATTTCATTTAAAATTTGGAATCTATCTGGTGCATATTTTAATGATAATTTTGCAGATAAA